CTTTCCACAGGTCTGACCACGTCTTAATTGGCGGTTAAGATAACATTAATTAACTTAATATATATTATCTTAATAAAGCTCTATCATCGTCTCGTGTCCGCTACAACCTCTCACAACCATCTAATTAGCAGACTCAGGGTTCCTTTATTCGTTATTAGATATCAGACGTTCTCGCACACACTTCAAACGTTTTAAAGCACTTGTCGAATTTTATTTCGTAGAGCTCTTTCATACCTAATAAGACGTTCATTATCTTATCCTGATGCTTCGGATCCATTCCCTCAAAGAATTTATCGTCACCAATCAGATTATAGAGGTTATCAATATCAGTCGTGATACCCCAGCACTCTAAGATCTCTTGCTCTAGATCAAATCTATTTTTAAGGTTCATATTCTCTTTCGAATCCTTGTCATTATCAATAAGAGTTTTCTTTAGTCTAGTGAGCTCAGCATACGTTCCGCCGGCAATATAATTTACAGCATCGCCGCCGAAGTCTGTAGCAACACGTGAATATAACGTGTAGACTCCATCTTCTTCTTCTTGGATCTCATACCGAATCGGTTCTACGGAAATTACTTTAGCCATCACTTTTAACCTCACGCTTCTTCATTTCAGTTTCGTATTGCTTTTGTAGAGCTTTAATATCATCATCAAGCACCCAGTCATTCTGAGCTAGGAGTGACGTTATTTTTCGGGACAAAGCTTTCAATTCAAAAATGGTCATTATCGAACAACCTTAGCAGTTGCTGTAAGAGGAACATCTTCTTCGCAACAGTACAACCAACGGTATAAGTCAATCGCTTCTTTCATCGCTTCAAGTTTAGTTTCAGCTTCGTAGGTTGAGATCATCGCACCGCAACCCGTTTCGCTAACAGACACTTTAAATTTAGTCATAATTCTTCTCTCTCATTTCAATCAACTATGTACTAATTATAGCAAATAAAGAGAAGAATTACAACCAGTTAGAGAAGTTTTTTTATACCGTGTTGCTATATGCTTATAACTTTTAATTCCAGCTCAACGATTCAATTATCGTCAGTGGGGTGTTTGGATCACTTACGAACTCATGGTGCCAAACCTTTTCATACTCCTTGGCTCTATCTTCGTAATATTCTATAACTGCCTTTTCGGCTGACTTGCGGTCATCGTATCCGTATATTTCGAATGCGTATCTACCGCTCTTTCTAGGATCTATTAAAACATTCTCGTTAATCTCTTTAACGAAGAATCTCGTTTTTAGCATAGGCTCCCTTATTCGTCGATTTGCGTTTTGACTGGATAGGTGTCAAATGGTTTAGTGTCTCTTCCTTTCGAGATTTCATTTTCAATTAACGTTTTAGAATACCAAGAGATCACAACGCCATCCTTTAGAATTTCTCGACGTTTAAGCTCTTCATTATCATATATTTCTTTCATTTAACACCTATTATTAAGTTGGTGCCGCCACCAAGAGTCGAACTCGGGACCTACTGATTACAAGTCAGTTGCTCTACCCACTGAGCTATAGCGGCATAAAACCTCTTTCGAGGTTAGCATCTGTGCCTAGATGCGTATCGACACTCATTGACATGGCTTCACTCATTTCAATTTGTATCAGATTTAGAATAGATACTGCTTTCGGTTCCTTATCTAGAGCAACGCTGCAATCACAATACCTATTCTAAAGGCGGGTCAGCGAGCCTCACGGCTGGCCAACCCTGCTAGTCTAACCCTCATAGCGGGGAGATAGATCACCTCCTATGTAGAATATGGTCTATCATTTTTGCCTCATAAGAGGACTTTAATTGGCTCCTCGAGCTGGACTCGAACCAGCGACATACGGATTAACAGTCCGGTGTTCTACCAACTGAACTATCAAGGATTAATAGTTTTCTTTATCTTTTTTAGCCAACTCAGAAAAGCGATCAGCGATCAAACGCATAGTTGTCGTTGGATCTTTTCGAGCGAGGTTGTGTAACATGATTACTATCTCTTCATCGCTCAACGGATACGTTGGAACGGTAATTGTATCTTCTTCGCTTAACTGGGTCATAATCTACCTATACTTTATTTCTAACCTTGTCCCACCAAAGCATATACTCTTGTTGGGCTTGTATCATATCCAACACCGTCTCATACTCTTCTACAGTCTGAGCATCTTCGGTAGCAAACGTGTAAAGCTCTCCGGCAGTAGCTTCAAACTTTCCGATCCAAATATCTTGTTCTCGGATTAGAGCACCGCCAACATAATTCCTGGGTCTATGAGGTTCGTACATGAATCCCCCGAAACAGTTGCTTACGTTTTATTTAGTCTGATTCGTACAACTCTTTTGATATTTCTATTGTCGATTCAAACAAATCACGCCAGACAGATTGTATTCTATCTTTCACGTACCAATTCAACTCATAGACCTCAGCCAGAGACTGACACTCTTCTAGCTTGACCACATAGTAGTCTAGAAGATGTTCTGTCTCAAACTGAATATCGCTATCGAAGTCCCGCATTAGGGGTATTCCTCTTTTAGATCATATTTTAGATCTTCAATTTCTGAGAGCAAGAACTCGATACGGGTCTCTAGAATCATACAACGCTCGGTCATCTCCTGAAGATCTTTCTTAACCTTCTCGATGCTCTCTTTAGGCTCTGCTACAGGACCAACGCCAACATCATACAACTCATAATCACGAAGAGTATCGTACGCATTTACCTCGCCTGTAAGAACGCTCTTAACTAGAGCCTCGCCAAAGTCAAGCCCAATCAGCTCGCCAACATCTACTAGTCGGTCAGGCTGCTTCCAAATATAAACCTTTTCGTTCATGCTGCTTTCTCCTCGATCAAGTAAGCGATCTTATCAAAGATCTCCATGTACAGATCAACAGTTTCGTTCACAGGGTTGAGACGCATGTAAACGTCAGCGTCAACAAAGTTCCAATTAATAGAACCGTCTTCATTTCGATTCTCCTCAAGCTCAATTGCTTCAAGCATGTATCTTTCAATTGTACGTTCTAGGTCAGGGGCAAACATTAGTGAAACACCTTTTCAGATTCAGCAGCAATTAACATCTCAACTTCAGCTTCAGTAGCAACAAGCTCAACACGGTTGTCGAACTCCATGAAGTCAATCTCGAAAGGAACGTACATAGTGTTGCCTTTACGGAACGGAGCAGACTCAGCGTCACCGCCAATCACTTCAACTTCGTAACCTTCGCAAAGGTAAACACTAACAATCTCATCACCGTTCAGATGACCTTTGTAAAGCGAACCTTTACGGATCACACGACCAGTTAGGAAGCAGTCATCACGACCTTCCATTGGTTTAAAGTCATACGCTTTGATCACGTCACCGACATTAGCTAACTCAGCAAATTTCAACATAATATTCTCTCTCATTTCAATCAACTATGTAGTAATTATATGATAGGTAGACTAAGAAGTAAACAGCTAGAAGCAATTATTTTCAAACTATTTTCTTATATGCTTATAACTAAAAGTTTTAACCCCACCAACTAGTATCAGCGCCAGCTGTAGCACTATACAACATAGAGTCAACACCAACATAGCCGTCTGAGAAGCATTTGAAGTTGTCGTCTTTAATTCCACCGTTCTCTACAAGAGCAGCAATGTAACGACGATTAGCAACCATGTCAGCTAGTTTAGCATAGATTCTATCGTTGCACTCTCGCTTGGTGGCGTCAGTCTCTGGTACAAGGTATCCCATGAACATCTTGATATTTCGATCATAGTGTACAACCATACTTTTTAGAACAGCTAGGTTAAGTTCTCTCATTATGCTTCTCCAAAGATGTTATCGCCAGTAGACACATTATTAATATTAGTGATTCGATAGTCAGCAGTTCCTGCGACGTTAATTTTATCAGCCCAAGAGAAGGCTCTGTAGTCGTCAACAAAGGACATAGACTCAACAACCACGTTGCCTTTCAGCAAACCTTTGGTCATCTTCTTAGTAATTTCGTAAGTCATAATTACCTCTCATTTCAATCAACTATGGGGTAATTATAGCATATGTAGAAGGAAAATACAAATTGTATTTTTTAATCGCCCCCACCAAAGTCGATAGTTTTTCTTTAGTGGGGGCTGAGGGTTATAGCGTTGTGTCGAACGTCACATCGTTGATGTACCAGTCATACCACTTGCGGTAGAGCTTCTTGCGAGCTTCGGTGTTATCGTTTTTAACGTAAATCCATGCTCTATCTAGATCATCAATACTGCCGTGAATAGTAACCTGATCATATTCCGAACGACCGAACGTCACAACCTTAGCATCAAGGAGCATCGCTTCCTGACCTGTACCTGAGTTGATAACATAGGTCGCTTCAGCGTTATCGATCATAGAGTGAATATCTACATCAGTAACATACATCACGTTTGTGTAGTCGGCAATCACCTCTTTGATCTGAGACATCGATCCTGGGTTTACTGGATGACCTTTGAATACGATCTTAGGTCGTCCCGGAGCTTCATCTGCCCACTTACATAGAGCTATTACAAACTCATGAACTAGGATAGGCGAGTCAAACTCAATAACCTTATCATGCGGGATTTGTAGAGGAACGAAGATGTAGTCTCCACCGATTTCGTCTTTGATAGAGTCATAACCGTTAGCAGGTTGCTCAAACTTAGAAGCGCCAGTTAATACGTAGTCACGCATCTTATTGAAAGCTTCGTCAGTGTATCGTCTTGAAGTACTGAACGTAGAAGTGAACGCACCTCTAGCACCCCAACCCTTCTGATCGATAGTAAACAACCAAGGGAATACCGTCTGCATGTAGTAGAAAACATTTTCTCTAGGTTTACACGAGAACGTATTATGATCATGATGCGGAATAAACACGTTCTGATCTTCTCGGAAGTAAGAGTTCATCTGCTCATTAATCATCCACTGCGGAGTCATAACGTTTAGAGTTTCTTCTACATTCAGAGTCTTCTCTTCGCCTTTACGTGTTACATAATTAACCTTCTGTCCACCCTTATTGAGCTTATGCGCTAGGTGTCTCCAGTGATGGCGAATAGGTGAAGTATCAGCCGCACCAACTACAGATACACGGTTCTTATCAGTCTTGAACGGAATGTTAAGAACAGGTCGTAGGAAGATGTTCTTAGTTGAACCGAGCTTCTCACGCAGTAACTTGTACTCCGCTTTCTTAGCTAGGTAAACATCATTGCTGTTCTTAAGATCGCCTTTGCCTGTCCACATGATGCTATCTTCTTTGAAAGTCCAGTCCATGAACGTATCGTCGAAGTGGCGAACAACTTCTTTTGGCCAGTGCTTAAATGCTTCGTTTAAAGCCATCTGATCGACAAACCAAATGAACGGAAGCTGACTGAAGATTTGTACTACACGTTCAGCTGTATCCTGAGCACGATGATCATAGTATACAGCGCCAGCTGCTAGTTTGGTCGCCTCATGCTCCCAACCAACCGTTCCTGGTAGGGACTCACGTGGGTAATACCCCAACATTTCTTCTGGATAATCGAATGGCTTATTGAACACGCAATCAATATCCGTAATAAGCATCTTCTTAAAGTATGGAAGGAAGATAGGCGCAGCAAGGAAGCGTACACTAGCATAATATGTGCGACGCTGTTCAGCTGTAGAGTCTTTAAACTCAACGTCTTCAAACGTAAATCCAACGTCTACTTTAGTTGTGCCGTATAGCAAACCAGCCAAAGCGAGTACTTGTGGCGTTGGGTTCACAACGTGAATGTGTACGTTCTTACCGATAGCATCTAGCGAGTAGACGAACGGCTCCGCATGCGCTAAAAAGTAATTAGAGTCGCATGCCGCAAATACTGATTCTTTCGGGTGAACTACACCGTAGTAATTACCCAGTCTTTTGAGTTCCATTTATTGTTCCTACGTCAGTTTTTGGATTGTCCAAGTTCCATCTTCGTTGTCAATCCACTCTAGAACATCTCCAAGTTTCCAATCCATAGCATCCATTAGCTCATCAGGAAACGTAAGGAGTAGCTCTCCATCTTCGTCTTTCTCGACTGTAGTCATATATGATTTCATCATTCACCCTTTGTTACATCAAATCCATTACTTGCTGTATAACCGACTTGAGATTCTTTTTCATAAGCGATCCAAGTACTAGGATCTGGAGAGTAATAATCCGTAACCTTCATACCTGAGTCGAGTGCTTCGTTGTAGTATTTATCAAATAATTCAACTACATCTTTTCTTCTATGCTCATGGAATGTTCCATCAAACCAATGCTTACGACCTTCTGCTTCCAGACGAGGAATAGCATATTTGCCGTGCATCTGAGTACTCATATCAGTATAATGTAATATCTTGATTTCGTCAAGCGGATCGTTCTCGCCATCAAAATTATTCCACTGTCGATCAAACAACTGTACTAGTTGAGGATTAGCCTGAAGACCGCTAAACAGTTGCTGATGCGCATAAGGTTCTTTCTTCATATCTTCGACTGGCGGTAGAACGTGAGCCGCACGTTCGCAATTCCATTTAGCAACGCATGTGCGCCAGTCGCCCTTCATCTGTATGATCTTTCCATCTTCCCAAGGTTCATTCCAGAGCTCTGCTAGGTCACCAAGTATAATCATATCGCTATCCATGTAGATAGCTTGACCTCTAAAGTCACAAGCTTCAGGAATAGCCCAACGGAATCCTGAGAATGGTGTAGACCAAGTTTCGCTTCTCCAACCGCCCCAGATAGAATTAAACAAGCCGTTGTGACGCATCCAATGTATGTTAATAGGTAGGCTGCTATGTTTACGAGCAGTATACTCTAAAACCATCTGCGATTCAGCATCTTCTCCGTTAGGCGCAACCCCTACAAACAACTCAATAGTTGACATTAAATTTCTCCTCACCAAGTTTATCATATACAGGGATCAGAGTATCAGCCGATTTTAAACGACCGCCAAGTCCAGCGCAACCTTTACAGATACTATCAAAACGTTCTTTGCGCCACGATTCATACTTCTCACCTTCCCACAACTCTTTAAGGCTTCCATCAACGCCAACCTTACCAAATACAGGGTCAAGCTTATAGTTGATACAACACGTTGTCATCTCACCTCTAAAGTTGATGTTGATAGTCTTGTATGGCTGCTCACAGAGTTTCATACCCAACTCATCTCCATACTCAGGCATTACGTCTACAAAGCTGTGTATGCGTTTCCATTCAATAGGAACACCTGTACGCTGAGACCATTCTTTGAAGTCTTCTACTTCCGCTTCGTTCTTTTCGTTGAGCGTTATCTTAGCCTTGAAGTTGCCTTCAATACCTTTCTTCTGCTTGACGTTCCAGTAGTGTACAATGTTATCTAGCACACGCTGAAGATGAGGTTTACCGTGAATCAGCTTGTAGTTCTCAGGTTCAAGCGTGTCCAATGATACTTTGATTTCATTAAACGAACGTAGTAGCTCTTCAGGGTCATGCTTGTCGAGTGCTACAGCGTTAGTGTTCATCATCGTTTTCTTGAACCCTTTACGCAAAGCATACTGCCCACGAGCTGCCATATCTTTAACGACTGTAGGATCGCCCATTGGACCACATACGTTGAAAGTATGAATAGAAGGGAATCGAGACCCCTGATCGATAATCTCTTGTACCAACTCAAACGGCATATCGACAACGCCATTCGCCTTCTTAGTTTGCTCTTTTACCTTCTGCGGGTCGTTTCGCCAGCAAAAGAAACAAGCTTCGTTACAGCGTACCGTTTGGTCTACAATAAGCATGAACGGATCGTACTTCAATCTGTTCCCGCTTATATTATCTATGATCTTCAAACTCATATTTTAGATTCTCAATTTCCCATTTAAATGCTTCACGAACGTATTCTACATCCTTATCATTATATAGATGACTATAGTGTTCGTCTTTTCTTATACCTGACTTTAAATTATACCCCTTAAAGGCTTCTAAGTCAAATTTAATTCCATACGAATCAAACAGATAAGGGAGCTGCTGATTCATCTCTTCCCACTTTATAATGATAGCGCCAGCAGCTTCTATGTATCGAGGATGATCGATAGGAAGGTTTCCGAACCCTCTAAGGAACTTACTGAAGGATAAATCCTTGCTCACCTTACCGATCTTATCTCTAAAGAAGTAGTATTGGCTGACGCATTTGTCCCAAGGGTTTCGTTCAAGTGTAAAGATACCATACCCATCAACCTTCCCATACTGATGAATCTCACCCCAAGACATATGTCCACGTGCGCTGTTGTGTATGTTTATCCAAGGAATTTTATCTACTTTAGATCCTGTGAGTTGATCTTTAGTTCGATCAAAGTGATTGTCGAGGATATACTTCTCTAAAGAAGTACCCCCGACTTTGCGTGTCTTTATGAAGACAAATTTGTGAGAGTGAGAGATGAGCATTCTGTATTCACCATTCTTGATTCAATTATATGTTTCGGTTTACGGTGATACTTACCACTGATGTTTTCATTTAGAAAACGATCATCTTCTAGAACATTATAAACAAACTGCTGTCGAACCTCTTCATAGTTACAGTCCCCTTGAGTGGTATGTAACGATAGGATTGTTCGTTTAAAGTTTTCCTTGCCGTTCTGCTTTATCATCTCTTTGAGGACATCGCTAGAACTATAGTAAGTTTTCCAATCAGACTCTTTACGTTGCCGTCTAGTCTTTCCTTTCACCTTTCTTATACTGTAAAAATATTTACGCCCAATATAAAGTTTACCATCTATCAAACTTTCAATTAGATATACAAAGCCAACGAATTTACCTATGTCGTCAGTCGTAAATGGTTTGCCGTTAAATTCCCAAGGGTTTTCGTAATTATTTAAATTCGTCGAAGTTTCCGAACTCTTCGGTTCCGGACTCATAATCTTCTTCAACGTCGCTTAGATCGACGTCCCTGCCGCAAAATGGGCAGTAGTCGGGTTCGTTGTAATCGGTAATACCGTCAACGTAATTAATAGTGTAGTCTGCTCCGCAGGAATCGCAAACAAGTTCAAACACGATCTCTGACATAAGGTTCTCCGTTAGGCTGTTGTTACCGATATTTATTTACGTTTACGCCACATTGTTCTAGGAAGGTGATACCGTCTTTGCTACGATATTCTTCTCTAAATGTGAGGTTCTTTATACCCGCTGTATAGATTTGTTTAGCGCATTCAATACAGGGAGCATGAGTACAATACATATCAGCCCCATCACCACTATCCGTAGACTTAGCCAGCTTGGCGATAGCATTCGCTTCAGCGTGTATCACCTCAGGTTTAGTTTTTTTAACCATTTGCGGAACACGATAAGAAGTGTCTACAACTTCCATCTCGCAACAATTATCGAAACCGCTAGGAGTACCATTGTACCCAATGCTAATGATTCGCCCATCTTTAACGACTATCGCCCCCACTTTTAAACGTTCACAGTAAGACAGAGCGGCGAACCGCTCTGCTACATCCATATATGCCGCTGTCCACTTATTAGGCATAAGCTTCTTCCCAACTACCTGTTAGACCAGCAACCTCATATTCAGTTACACGGTTTTCAAAGAAGTTGGTATGGTCGGCACCATTAAGAACCCATTCCAACCAAGGAAGAGGATTGTCTTTTACTTTAAAATTCGCTTTTAGACCAAGCTGAAGCAAGCGACGATCCGTAATGTAACGGATATATTGCTTAACTTCTTCCGCCGTTAAACCTTCAATGTCGCCGAGCTCATATGCTAGGTCAACGAATTTGTCTTCTAGTTTAACAGCACGTTTCGCCATTTCGTAGATCTCTTTCTTAAACTCATCGTCAACAATACGATTATGCTCAGCGCAGAATTGTTTAAATAGCTTAGAGTTTCCTTCTACGTGCATCGATTCATCTCGAATAGACCACTCAACCACTTTACCCATACCCTTCATCTTACCGAAGCGTTGGAAGTTGAGTAACATAACGAACGAAGCGAATAGAGCCACACCTTCATTGAATACTGATCGAGCTAGAGCAATCCCCAAAGCACGCTGACTATTGGAATCGCCTTCCATAATGAAGTCAACCTTATCAGTCATTTCTTTATACTCAAGGAAAGCGTGATACTCGCTATCAGGTAGACCGAGCGTTTCGTTAAGGAGTGCGTAGGCACGCTGATGAATGCCTTCTCGAGCCGCAAACGATCCTAGCATATTACGCACTTCGTTGTTTTTAAACTTTGGAACGAACTTATCGTAATAGTTTTGACCAACAGCAACATCCGACTGAGTGAATAAGCGGAGGATATTGGTAATATAATCTTTCTCTACCTTATTAATCTTACCGCCTTTCCAGTCTGTAACATCTTCACTCAAATCGATCTCATCTTCAATCCAGTGAGCTTTCTCGTGCCGCTGAGTAATTTCTACAGCCCATGGGTAATAGAATGGTTTGTATGTTTCGCTAAACTCCATTAGACCACCTGAGTGTTTCTTAAGAAGTTGAGCCGACATACGCATCAGATCATCGTAACCGCCAATATTCTTATCGTCAATAATAATCTGAGGAACGGTTCTAGCCGCAGGAAACTTCTGCTTAAATGCTAGGATCTGTTCTTCGTTGTATAACTTATGCTCAGTATAGGTGAATCCGTGTTGCTGAAACCAAGCCTTTGCCCGCTCGCAGAACGGGCAGTTATCCTTAGAATAAATTTCTATTTGCGCTTGCATCTATCTCTCCTATGCGTGGCACGCTGTACATTCTTCTGACTCTTGCGTTTGGCCCCAATCCTGAAGCGCTTCACGCTCTATTTTAGCTGATACGTTCTCTGCTCTATTAGACGTTTCAGTACGTAGATAGTATAAACCCTTAGCACCATATCTCCAAGCGTCAAAGTGTACTTTATGTATGTACCCTTTAGTTGCGCCAGCAGGGAAGAAGGTGTTAAGCGATTGACCTTGACATAGAAATTTCTGTCTATCTCCGGCTTGTTTAACTACCCACTTCTGATTAAGTTCTATCGCAGTCTTAAATACTTCTTTATGATGCGCACTCATCCAATCGAAGTGTTGAACCGAACCGTTAGACGTAATGATTGACGACCAAGTGCGCTCATCGTTCTTTCCATACTCTTCTAAAACCTTCTCAAGATACTTGTTCTTAGTTAGATGAGAGCCCGCACGTGTACGTGAAGTAAATGCGTTTGCTTTCCACGGTTCGATGGAAGGAGAAGTTCCCCCGATCAAACTAGAGTTAGCGTTAGGAGCGATAGCTAATAAATGCGCATTACGACGACCAGTACCTTTCATATCAGGCGCTTCGCCTTTCTCTTTACCTAGAACTAAAGACTGTTCGATAGCCATGGTTTGAATAGACTCGAACATACGTTTGTTAGTTTCTAGAGCTTCATCAGACTCAAAGGCGATATTATGCTTCTGAAGGTATGAGTGCCAACCCATAGCACCTAGTCCAAGCGAACGTTCACGCTCTGCTGAATAACGAGCTCGGCTAATAGAGTCCGGAGCATTATCAATAAAGAACTGCAACACGTTATCAAGGAACGTAATAAGATCAGCTACGATCGTTGTATCTTTCCACTCATCATAAGACTCTAGATTAAGTGAAGACAAACAACATACCGCTGTACGATCTTCGCTAGTCGCTAGGTGAATTTCATTACATAGGTTAGAGCCGTGAATCTTAAGACCTAGTTTCTTCTGAGCTTCCGGCAATGCTCTGTTAGCTGTATCGATGAAGTTTAGGTATGGCTCGCCTGTACGGTAACGAGTTTCGAGTACCATTTCCCATAGCTTACGAGCAGGCATTTCATCACGAACTTCGCCTGATGCTGGGTCTTTCAGTTTCCACATATCGCCAAACTGAACAGCTACCATGAACTCATCCGTTAGGTTTATCGCATGGTGTAGGTTTAGATTCTTGCGGTTTACGTCTCCTGTAGGAATACGCATCTGAATGAATTCAATAATATCAGGGTGGTCGATATCCATGTATGCCGCATACGAGCCTTTACGAGTACGACCTTGACGGTATGCTGTCATATCCGCATCTACCGTATGAAGGAACGGAATTGGACCAGGAGCGATATCTGATACCGAACGAACATCAGACCAGTGCCCGCCAACACCACCACCTTTAACTGATAACCAACGTAGCTCTGAAGTGTGATCGATAAGACCATCTAACGAGTCAGGAACGTATGATAAGAAACAGCTAATCGGTAATGCTCTTGCTTTCTCTTCTGGGAGAGGGGCATTAGACAATATAGGCGAACTAAACATAAAGTAGCCTTTAGACGCTCCGTCATAAATGCGTTGCGCCAATTCCATATCACCGTCACAGTATGCTACTGCCGCACGAGCAAAAGCCTCTTGAGGAGTCTTTTCATCAGCTCTACAGTAGTAGTCTGTAAGGAGTTTAAAAGCTTGGTCGGAGAGACTCTTATCCCTCCTAACATCAATCTTGATGCCAAGATGTTCTCTTGCCATTGTATCCCCTTTATTATTCTGTCGCAAACGTTTCAGACATAGGAAAAGCCTTTGCGATTACCTTAGCGCAGGCACGAGCAATTTCCATATGTTCTTTTTGTGTTCCGTTTGAGCTTCTTAGTTGAATGTAATGTATCCAAGAACGAAGAGTTCCGTTCATGTACATACGTGATTTTGTAAGTCCTTCAGGAAGAACAGCACGAGCCTGTTCTTTCGCAATACCATTTTCGATAGCCCAGCGATAAGCATCAACCGATGCCGAGATAATCGCCTGCTGCTTCCGTTCCCATGTGTCTACTAATTCGACAGCTCTATCACCTTCAAGGTTTACATCAATATCGATAGAGTTCTGTCGATTCTTTTCATCTTGTAGACGAGCAGCTCTAGTTACAAACCCTAGATCATCCGTTGGATCGGCATAGCGTTGGCTAAACTCTTGAAAAGAGAATGAACGGTGTCTTAGTATTTGTCGAGCGATATCACGGGTTGTATCAATTTCCAAACATGCGCTAACCATTTCTAATGGAGACCAATGCGCATGCTTAATAAGGTAGTTAATAAGCTTTTCAGAAGTTTCTTTGTTAATTTGGTTTGAAGGATTAGATACTCTAGCGCAAAAGGCAATTAGCTCTTGTGCGTCGCCTATACCATATTGTACTTCCATTTCTTCAGTCGGCTGACTGTACGATATCAATTTCACTTTCACTTAAGCTTTTCTCCACGTTCCGTTTTCACGGATGTATAGTTTATTATCCATACCGATGCCGAACGCAATACCCTTATACTCTATAAAGATATCAGGTTGAGGACATACGGTCTTTTCTTTAGGTTCACATTCTGTTCCGTCAGCTAAACGAAACAGATCAATTTTGTTCACGCCTTTCTCCACTCACTCAGCTTTGCTTTTGCGGCAAGCCCTTTTGTGGTATTCTTACTTATAATAATCTGAATCTCTTCAGGCTCTCTTCCAGCAAGTACCATATCATTTATATCTTTTTCTTCAATATAATCTGGGAACAATGATATACTATAACCTAAATCAATAATCTTTTCAATTCGATTTAGGATTTCTTTGTTCCTCGGTTCATTGTCGAACACAAACACTAGATCATCAGCGCCAATCGCTTGTAGAGCTTCGGCTGTTAAGTCAGCTCCGCCCATAGCAACAGCGTTATCTAAGAACATACTGTCTATTGGCCCCTCAACTATGTATACAGATTTGCTGCGATCTAGAGTGTCGAGACCAAATATTTTTGGCGCATTTTCATCAATCTTCACAGTTATATAGCGTAACGAAGTCTTGCCGAAAGCTCTACCTTGAAATGCTACGAGCTCTTTGTTTCGATTAACAAACGGTATAATAAGTCTGGGCTCGTCTTTCGTAACATCATTAAATTTATCAGGAGCGAATTGCTTTGCAAATTGATAGAATTTAGGAGCATAGAATAATTTGTAATGTAATCGTTGAGGTATTTTCCGTGAGTTAACATACTTGCGGACAGGGTGTTCGGGATCAAGTTGGCTTACCTTTTTGAGCTTACCCAGTGGTGTTTTCATGTACTCTGGGCGCTTCGTAAAGCGAAGAGAGGGTTTTGTTGCTGGAGTAATGGTATGACGCTGGGTTTTAGAACCAAACTTCTCTAGCGCATACTCTTTCTGCAGAGATGGGTTTACGAACCTAAGGAGAGTGTTTAGCTTCGCCCCTTTACCGCAGTTGTGACATTTGAAGATAGGGTTATTCTCTTTCTGAAAGATGTACCCACGTGCTTTAAGTTTGTTGGTTTCAGAGTCACCGCAGTACGGGCAACGGAAGTTGTACACCCCATTACCCTTGTCTTTGAACAAGCCAAGTTGAGGTGCGAGAAGATTTATGTATTTTGCGTCAATATAATCCATGTATTCATTATATAATAAAATTCAAGAAATACAAAGGATTATTTTAGTAGAGCGGTTAATCCTTCTAAGCCGCCAAGGATAAGAAATGCTACAGCGCCAGCGCCACCAACGACGAGCCATTTCCATTTCTCAATCTCAGTTAGGCGTTTGTCGAGCTTGTTAAGCATCTCTTCTTCTTGTTTAGCATGATTGATACTATCAAGTCGGAGTTCTTTAATCTCCGTCATGATCTCTTTATGAGAATCAGCTATCTCGTCGTACAGTTCGTCTCTCAACTCTGTAATCCTTTTATGTAGTATAGCCGTTTGTTCCTGAGCTTCCAACCTTCTTTCCTCAAGAATTTGAAATAAGTCTAGTGCTGTTAGATTTTCTTCGCCCATGATATACTCTACAAGCTGTACTGAGCCATTATACATCAATCCCTAGCTGTTTAAAGAAGTCTTTGCGCTTCTTACGAGCGTCACGCTTACCTTTTTCTTCAGTGTATCTACGAAGGAAAGCTTTGGTCTTTTTAGTTCGACCATCCATTTTCCAAGATACATCGCCGTTTGTTCCGGCAACCGCTGGACCAGTAGCGTTAGCTGGCGCATCTTCCATAAGTTCGTTTAACTTTTTCATAGTAGTCTTATCCATAACGTCGTAGTTCTCTTCAAGAGCTTGAAGGATTTCGTCGTCAGTGTAATTCTCTTTCGGGTCAGTACACTCTTTAATTAGGAAGAGTGCTGCCGCATATGATGCTAGGCGAGTCTTACCGCCAGGAAGCTTTTCAAGTAGACGTTTAACGTTAAATACAAGACGGTCAAAGTAACCATATGCTGCTTTTTCTTCTGACGTCTTCAACTCAGACATCTTCTTAATTAGCTTGCCTTCGGAATCAATAATGCCGAGCTTGTACGCATCAGTTTTGTCCCAAGGAGTCGTTAGCCTCTTGAGAAACTGATAGATCAACAATAAGTCTGATGCGCTAGACATTATATCTTCCTTAAAGCGTTTATGATACCTTGATCCATATTGATGTCAGTATCTACAATCGTCTTACCTGAAACTGTACCGATATCGGTCGTCCAGTAATTTAAAAATAGTAGGAACGGTTTTAGAAACTCATGATAGTTATTCATCTTCTGAATTAACATACGAGTCATCGCCCTACTATCGAACATATTATATAGTACAACCATATGA